TTTTCTTTTTCAAGCTCTCTTTGCTCTCTCTTTTTAATAGTTACTTGTTTCTTTTCTTCAGCTATCTCTTGTTTAACCTCTTCACGAGCCATACGCTTAGTATCTAACGTAACCGTATACTCATCTTTCTGCCCTTCATTTCTAATAACTTTTTCACCAACACCTAAGTCCCAAGAACTCCAACCAAGAGTTAACATTAATCTTTGTAGATTAGTATTTTCTTGATTCATTGCTTCACGCAAGTTATCTATCTTACGTATACCTCTAGCCATAGGTATATTTGTTGTAGCTTCTACTACATAACCCATAGCTTCCCATGTAGGATTATCGTAATCAAGTAAATCCATGCGTGAGAATAAACCTTGATTAAACTTTCTAACTTGAGAAGCTTGAAATAATTTTCTAGCTTTTGATCCTAGCGGTGGTGAAACTTGTAAACCTTCAATAACAACTTGACCGTAATCAGCTCTCCAGCCTTTAGCATCTTGTTCCATATACTCTATGAAAGCGTTTTTAACCGTAGCTAAAACAGCGCCAGCTATACCAGAACCTCTTAATAAAGAGTCTATCATGCTATTTACTATTCTCCCTTCTTTAACTTCTTTTCTTTCATCATCTTCTTCGCTATCATCAAATGCTAAAGCAAATAACGCATTTTGCAACGATGCAAATATAAAGTTTTGTATAGCGCCGTAATAAACTATTCTAGATATATTACTTTTCCAGTCACCACGTTTATTAATTAAATCACCAGCGGCTTTTTTAATTAAACGATTATACTGCATAGGTGTATTAGCGAAGGCTAGTATTATACGGCCTAAGTTAGAAGCTTGTTGTTGTGATATACGATCAGGTCTAGCAGACTGCTGTGTCTCTTCAGCTATTTCTCTAAAATCTAACATTGCTTGATCTTCAGCTTCTTGTTGTGATCTACCTTCTTTTATATATTTTCTAACTCTGTTTCTATAAAACGTAGCACCACCTGAAGCAATAGCGAAGCTATCTGCAACCTGTGTAGGTGTAAAACCTATTTTAAGTAAATATCTAAGAGCTGCTGTTGCTTTATTTTTAGCACCAGCTACAGCACTAGCAAGTTCAGCTTCGTTTACGTTAGTAGCAAGACCCGCTCTTCTGTTTTTTAAAAAATCAGAATTAAATAAAGAGCTAAAATCTGACCAATATTGTTTTTGATTAGCAAAAGCTCTACCAGCAGCAAATATATTATTATCTTCAAAGTTTATAAAGTTAACTGTAGATAACGTTTGTAGCACAGCAGATCTAGCGTTAAAGAACATGATAGCACCAACAGAGCTATTGATCCAGTTGTTCCATTGATTTTCAAACTTAGTTCTACCTCTACGTCTATTTTGACCAGTTTCCATACGGTATAATATATCTTCTAGTGCAGATCTAAAATTAGTACCGTAAGTAGCTTCTATTTTATTTAAGTTTTCAGGTGAAAATATCATGTCTTTATTTTCAACCCACTCTTGTAAAAATTGTTTTCTTGATATTTTATCTGTAACGCTTTGAAGATCAGCAGCAATATTACCCATATCCCAACCTTCTTCTGGCTTTATATAACCTTCTGTACGTTTACTAATAGCACCAACACCATCAGCAAAAGCTCTAAGCTCTGGATCAGACTGAACTAATCTTATCAACTCTTGTTGAGCGTTCTTAGCTAAACCAGGTATTTCATAACCAGCTTTGTTGAATAGGTAAACTCTAATAGCACCATCAAAAGTAAATCCTCTTATAGGTGAAAGCTTGCCTAGCTTTTTTCTAACACTAGGAAGTTGTTTACGTAAAACTCTATATTGATCACGTATACCTTGTTTCATAGAGCTCATTTCACGATCTGCTCTAGCAAAAGGTTTAATTAAAGCTTCTTCAAAAAACTTTATATCAGCGTTACCTTGCTCACCTTTACCTACAAAGTATCGTAGTAAACCTGTAAAATCTTCAGCAGAAGGCGGCACAAACAATGTAAAACCACCTACGTTTTTACCTCGCTTTCTACCTTCAACTAATGAAAATCTTTTTTCAGCACCAACACCTTTAGTACGCTCAAGCATCTCGTTAAACTCAGTAGACATAGTTTTGCTAAAGTTAATTCTAGCTTGAACAGACTTACCTTTAATATCCAACTGATCAAATACATGTTTAACAGCTTTAACATTAGGCAAAGCATCGTCTACAAAATACATATCATTATAACCCTCTGCATACTTTTCTAAAAACCAAGCAGCCTTTGCGTCACCCGTGCTATTAGCTAAGCCCGTTATATTTTTAAGTGGAATATTTACACCTTTTGTTTTAAGCCACTCGTGTATTGCTGTAGCAGACTCTTGTGGTCTAGCTGTTAATACAAATACATTTTTAGTACCATACTTCTTAATTTGATTTTTCATCTTCTGAAGTAACGGTCCATCAACACCACCTCTTACGTTTACAAAATCTGTAAAATCAAAGTCGTATCCTAGCTTTTGGTATCTAGGTCCTTGTATAGGCCATTGACCTGAGCTAATTCTAACTTGCTCTTTTGTTTCAGGATTTGTAGCTATAATAAAGTTTTCACCATCAATTATTAAAGTTTCGTCAAAATCAAACGTTGACATACCTCTAGACTTAGCAGATCTGCTTTGATAAAGATAAGCATTGCTGGCATCTTTTAAAGTTTTACTTCTTTTTGTTTCTGGCCTTACAATATAACTGTCTAAGTACTTTTGCATTTTTCCTTTAGCATCAGCAGTAGTCATTTCATTTGTAAACACTTGAAATAACAACTCTTGCTGCATTGAAATAATATCTTGCGTCATGTGTAGTGATTTATCTACACCAACGTTAAATGTTTCTGCTAAAGTTCTACCATCTGATAATGTTATTACGTTTGGATTAATACCGTAATAAGTTTTACCGTTTAACTTATATTCTTTTTTATTTACTACCGGATTTATATATCTAACCCAATAAGGCATTATACCAAACAAGACGTCGTGGTAATATTCTTGAGGTATTTTATCAGCATATTCACCTAGTAAATCGTCAAATATTTTTGGTAAAGCTCCTTGAACAAAGTTTTCGTTCATTTGTTGTAGCATACCAGCATCTAAAACACCCATGTTAGCTAAATCCCAAAGCATTTGAGCATGCTCAGTAGCTGGTTGTGCGTGTTCTTCTCTATTAACTAAGCCTAATGTATTATGAAAACCATACTTAGAGTTTATTCTTACAAAGTTTTTTTGATTAACAGGCGTTGACTCTAAAGCTGCAGCCCAAAACTTTCTGTTATTTTTATCTTTAACACTTTCTTGTATAACTAACCATGTTTGAGAAAAACCTATTTCAGAGTTATTTAAAAAATCTTGGTTCTTTTGTTTTTTCCAAAAGTTTTGAGCCCAGTCATTATTTTGTTTACCATATTCTTTTCTTGAGCTAATAGCTTTTAAAACATCAGTTTCTTCTGCAAACTCTACATTTTTAAACTGCTCGTTAAACTGACCTTTGTTTGCAAATAAATGTTTGTTGCTAGCGGGAAGATGTTTTGATCTAGACTCTTCAAAATTAGGATCGCTCTTTAGTATTGTTGTACCATCATTTAAATAGTATTTTTTATCAATTTTTTTACCACTTGCATCTTTAACGTCATCAAACTTTCCGCCTGAGCCAGTCAACTGCATTAACCAAAAACTCTTAGGCATTTGTTTAGAACCATTTTGAGTAATCCATTTGATCATCTCGTTTCTGTCAGTGTCTTTAGTAAAATTTAATCTACTGTATTCGTGAGTATCTGCTAGTGTATTCCATGATTTTGAAAATAAAACCGGCGACATACCGTCTGATATTGTAGCAAGCTGTGGATTTTGTTTTCTAAGCTCTTGATTAGTTATGACTTTACCAAGAAGATCAGCTAAGGCTATTATTCTAGCCGATGTATTTCTATCACGTGTAGGAGTACCGTCTACTATACCTACTAAAGCTAATAATTCAGAATCTAATATATTAGTTCTTTTAACTTGAGTTTTTAATCCAGCTTTTGTTTTAGCTCGTGAAGATCTTTTATTATAAAAAGTATCTAATATTGTTTTAGGTACACCTGTAGCTTTACCTTCTGAATTAAATCCTTGTGGTAAAACCTGTATCATTAAAGCTGCGTTTTTGTTAAACCAGCGTTGAGCTGAAGCAACTTCTGCAGCTGTAAGATTTGCTTTACTTTTTATTTTTTTAGAAGATATACCTAATAGTCCACCAACAATATCTGATACAGCATTAGGCACATTTTTAAAACTAGTTAACGTTATAGGATCAATATTAGCATTAGTAACAGCTTCAGCGGCTTGACTAGATATATTTAAATTATCAGCAACATCAATTAAACTTGTTCTTCTTTCAGGTTCAGCAATTGCATCTTCAGCTGTTTCTTCTGCGGCAACGCCTCTAGCCTCTGTTATGTCAGCTTCAAAGTTTTCTTTTAATATTTTTTTAGCAGCTTCAATAGCTCTAGCTGGTAAGAATTTATTTATATAAGCTGCTAACGGAACACCAGACTGTGGATCATAATCGTTAACTAAACCATATAAACCTCTTTGACTAAGCTCTATTTCAGTCATAAGTAGTTCTTCATCATAACCTGGTACTTCACTATATTTCCTAGCTAACCTGTTTGTTATAGGTTTAAAAGCTTCTATAATATCAAATATACCTTCCGACCCTCTTTCGCTATATATTTGTTGAACAGCAGCCGAGGCTTCAGATCTAGACTGTTGTTGACCTACTGTAGATTCTGTTTGTATTTCTCTTTCAACTTGCGTAAGCGCTCCTTCAATTTTTTTATTATTAAGTAGCTGTTGTTGTGATCTTGTTAGTCTTCCCTTTTTTATGCTAGTATTATAATCTTTAATAAAGTTAAATACATCTTGTGAAGTATTAAACTTTATTTCAGAACCTAACACATTTTGTCCAACTCTTCTAAGAAAATCTTTTATCTTAGTCATTGGTGTTGTTTCTATACTTATATCACCAGAAGCTAAAGCATCAGAGGCTAGCGTTAAAACTTCTACAGCTTGTTGAGAAGGATCATCTTGATACAACTCTAGTTTTTTTCTAAACTGACTGTTTTTAAACTGAACTGGATCAAGATCTTGTAAAAAACTACCAAGAGCTTGACCAACTGAAAAAGCAACATCAGGGTTTGTGTTTACTGTTTCCGCTATTAACTTATGTAAAAACTCATGAGCAGCTACGTTTGAGTTACCACCACTAAGAGCTACAGCTTTGTTAAGAAACATTTCACCTGTTCTAGAATCAAAAAATCCCTCTTGTCTAGAATTATAATCAGCTACTTCTTCACTAACACCATTTTGAATTAAATGATTTTTTAATTCTTCTGAGTTTTCAAAAGACTGTATCAAATTACCAGACACCTTGTTTACATTGTTTATTGTTTTGTCTAGTATCTCTTCTCTTCTTCGTATTACATCTGTGTTTTGTATAGCTTCATCTAAACCTTTTATTTTACTATCTATTTCACCATGAAAAGCTTTGTCTATATTTTGTTTTTTATTTACTAATCTTTGTTTTTCAACTAATAAATCTAATTGCTCTGTAGTAACAGTTTCTGGAGCAGATTTTATAGCATTTCTAATCTCGTAAGCATGCGCTTTAGTGTCCATCACTTGCTCGTAGTTAGCTCTAGCTGCATCCTTAGATTTTTCATTATATCTTCTATCGTTTGCTACTTTTTTAGCATGAATAAGTGCCATTTCTTCATCAAGCTCTATAGTTTTTATTATTTCATCAGCATTGTTTCTATACTGATCATAAATAATTTCTTTACTTTTTTTATAAGTTTTTGGAGCTTGAACAGTTCCAAGAGAACCAGATAAAAGTAAAGTACCAACTATAACGTTTCTTTGAGCTTCAGCATCTAAAAACTCAGAGTGAAAGTTTTCTAGAGTAGCTAGCTTTGCTATATCTTGCATTGCCATCTCTACTTCTTCTTCCCCAAGTTCCTTTGCTATGTTTGTTGTAAACTGTTTAAAAACTTTTTTTGTAGCTTCTACAGTAGTCGCTTTCTTTAAACTACCAATAAAGTTACTTAATATACCTTGACCTGTTGGTGTTTTAAAAAAGTTTCTATCAGGCATTATCATCTGAGACAAACCTGTGGCAAAAGACATAGCGTTAGCGTAAGCAAGAGCTTGATTATTATCTAAACCTTGGTTTAAGCCATCAGTGTAGTTATCTGTTATAGTCATTCTATAGGTTGCGTCAAGCATCCTAATACCTTGTTTTATCTTTGTTGAGTTCTTAGCTATTGGAGCAAAGTTCTTTAAAAGATTAGCTCCTCTAGTATACATAGTAGTTCCTTGTACAACGCTTTGAACTCCACCAGAATACATTATACCAATTGTAAAAGGTAACATTTTAGCTACCATTTTAGTAGAGTTTCTAAAATTAACGTTGTAAGCGTCTGGATCTATGATTTGCTCAAACGTGCTTTTATTTCCTGGATCGTAAAGTTTGTTAGATATATCCGCGCCTATGTCAGACTCAGCAAAAAGTTCAACTTCGCCTGGTTTCATCCAAGCTTCTAGTAAGTATTCATTGTGATCAAAATACTCTGTATCTTTAGCAGCAAGGCCAGTTGTTGTCATAAGTTGGTAACCTAAAAAACCGCCTAAACCCACAGAGGATTTATATAACAATGTAGAACCTTCGTTTGCAAACGTAGCTATAGCGTCCCAGCTTTCATAACCTTTCTTTTTCCACCAAGACTCTGTCTCTAAACTTTTCTTTATAAACCTGTCCTTATATTCTTGTATCTTATCTGTTACCTCAAAACTACTGTTAAAAGCTTGCTTTGTCGCATCATAACCTAGCTCAGTATAAACTTTACCTAAATAATCGTTAGCTTTGTCGTACTCTTTTAAAATTACTTGCTCTCTATTTTTCAGCTGCTCGTAACTTTGCATTAGCTGATTATTTTGAGTAACTAAATTATTATAAGCAATTATATCTTCTTGACTAGAGTTTTCATTTACGTCACCTAGTAAGTCTAGTTGTCTTTTTAATTCTTTTTGCTGCGCATCAAATACTGAAAATTCTTTTTGTAATGCCTCTGCTTGAGACTGTAAAGTGTTTGTCATACCTTCGTATGCAGTGTATTTTTGTTCTAAAACCTTTGATTTAGCTGCTGTTATGATGTTTTCTTTTTCAGATAAAGATAATATAAACTCATCGTCTTGAGCGGCTCTATCAAAACCTTCAAGACCAATTTGTAAATAAATTTCTTTTTCTATTTCATTGGTTATTTCTATAGACTCTTCATCATTATCATCCCAAGACATTGAAGTTAGATCATCGTCTTGAGTAACAGTTGTAAGATTATCTTTACCTTTGTTGATTATTTCTTCTTGATCGTATCTATTCTTTTTTAAGATGCCACTTTCTAAATCTCTAGCGTTTTGTAAAAGTTCATTAGCTTTTTCTATCGCTTCAACTTCGCTAAACCCATACTGTTCCATGTAAAGCTGCACATTCATAGCGTGCATTTTATCTTCTTTTTCGTTAGCTATTTTAAGATTTTCTTTTCTAGTATCATATTCTAAAGATCTTTCATAACGAACTGGATCTTGTGTTATTTCTAAATTTTTCTTTTCATAGTCTTGCATTGCTTTCAATGCATCAGCAGCCGCTTGAGACATAGAGCCGTAATCAGCTACAGCTTGATTATATGTTTTTTTAAGATCTTGGTAATAATTATCTACAGATAAATTTAGTTTGTTTAGTGTTTGGGGAAGTTGTTGTCGACGGTTTTCAGAAGCTTCAAACTCTTCTTTAGTTAATAACTTGTCATTTTTAACATACATTGTATTTCCACTAATAGCTTGTTGAAAAAGCTCTTCTTGTGTAGGAGGTTCACCTTCATCAGTAGCTAACGTAAATTTAGACTTTGGTTGTGATACCGAAGAAGTAGTTTCCGAGCTGGATGCCATATCGTTTCCCGACGCTACAGGCGCATCCTGTACCGCAACGTCTTTTGTCTTTTCCACAAGACCTTTCTTTTTCATTACGTCCATGTATGAATCAAAGTCCATACTATGCACTTTCGCAGCACTCTGTAGTTGTTCTAAAGAGTATTCTTTGCCATTAATTTCGTACATATTATTTAATTATTTGGATCCAAATTAGGATCGTAGTTAGGAGAATTAGTAGTATACGTATCTTTACCATTACCTCTATTCTCAGCATTTACATATTGATCGTGAAGATCCATTAACTGATCCATGTAGTATGTTATTAGCTCATCTCTTATTTTTTGACCAATAGTTATATCTTCACCTGGTAATTTTTGACCCCAGTCAAAAGAGTTGTCAGGATCAAAATATTTATTTAAAGGCATATAGTTTTCTATAAGATAATTATCATCAACCATTGGCTCTTCGCTACCTGGTACTCTAAACCTTTTGTAAGTTTCTAAAAACTCATTAGCTTCTTCTGGAGTTATTTTGTCATCAGCCATTAAATCATTATAAACTTCATCTTTTAAACCTCCACTACCTTTGTATTGATTAATAGTATCTGTAGCCCATTGAACTTTAGCAGACTCTAAACCATCATTAGTATAGTTATTTATAAATGATTTACCATTATTACTAAATTCAGGAAAGTCATACATCCAAGACATTAATACTTTTTTATTAACATCTTCACCTTCTCCAAATATTTGATTTAAATTAGCTCTATATTTACCTTGATCAAAAAACATATTATTTCTTTGATCTTTTACAACTTGATCTCTTAACGCATCAAAGTTTTCTTGACCAGTTTCATCTATCTCGTATATACCTTCTAAAGCTTGATCTAGTGTAGTTTTAAATATACCAGATCCATCTTTACGCATCACATGAAATACAACTTGACCATTTTCATCTATCTCCATACCAGCTTGCTTAGTCATTATTTCATTAAGATTGTGATAAGACTCTGACTCTCTTGTAGCTTTTGAATATCTAAATCTTCCATCATCTTCTTTATCACCCATACCATGCATGTCTGCCCACTCAGCTTTAGCATCTTGCAATAGCTCCATTGTACCGTTTAATCTTTTGCTTGTAGCGTCTAACTGACCCATCTGCATTTTAAGTTCTTGAAACTTTTCAGAGTTAGGATTAACTCTTCTAGCCTGTCTTCTTAGTTCTGCTAGTTCTTTTTTCTTTTGTGTAGCCCAGTTAGTACAAGATAATTGACCGTTTTTAAAATCGTTGAAGCCATTTTGTACATCATCTATATTAAAGTTTTGTAACTCTTTTTCAACAGCGTCTCTGTTTCTTTTTCTAATTAAAGATATTATATCTAACCCAGCGTCTAAAGCTTGAAAGCCAATATTCTCAGGTTGACCAACCATGCCTCTACCTATTTTATAAAAAGCTTCTACGTTAGCTCTGTATGCTTTTTTAATAGGTGATTTCATTTTATTTGGTATGCTAATATTAGTTCTAGTATCAACACCCATGCTCTCAGCAAGCTGTCTATGTTTTTCTCTTAGTTTTTCTTTTTTATCTGGGTCAGTTTCGTTTTTAATTTTTTCTAACAACTTTTCAGATTTTTCTTGAGCTTTATTTGCTTTATTTTCTTCGCGTTTTTGCAGGCGATCTTCTTCTCTTTGAGCTCTTCTCTCTTCTCTTTGATCTATAAACTCTTGTTCTTTTTGGCCAAGCTTAGAGTCTTTGTAAGCTTGAGTTGATCTATATTCTTGTACGATGTTATATATGTCAGTAAGACCTTCGTTTAACTCTTTAGAACCATCATTAGCTGTTAAACCACCAGTAACAACAGGGCCGCGACTTTTTCTTAGCTCAGCCATATATTCCTCAACATCAGCTTTTGATGCGTCTCTATAATTTTGTGATACGTCTTCAGCCATATTAAATTAATTTTTTCTATTTTTTCTTTTATTTCTGTAGTACTCTTTGTTAGCTTTTTTCTTTCTAGTTAAAGCAGCTTTTGTTTTATAGTCTTTTTTAAAGAAAGCACCAACCATATCGGTAAGACCACCAAATATATTTTGTGTTTGTTGATTTTTATTGGCTGTATGTTGCGCAAGTTGTCCAGACTCCATAGCCATTAAACCTTCTTGTCTACTAAGTTCTGATTGTTGTCTAAACATTTCACCTTGACCTCTAAGCTGATCAGCAAACATTTGTCCTTGACCTCTTAACGATTGAACATCCATACGACCTCTTCTAGCAGCCTCTTGATTAGCCGCTGCTTGTTCAGCTTTCATTCTTTTATTAGTAGCTTCTTGTTGACCTATAGAAGCAGATGAAGCTCTCGCAGCTTGATTACCAGCGCTAACTAACGCTTGAATATTACCAGCATCGAAACCACCAGCTTCTTGCATAGCACCCATAACGTTAGCTTGGTTTTGTTGAGCAGCATCTCTTTCAAACTCAGCTTGTTGAGTGTTAACCTCTAAGTCTTCAGCTGTGTTTTCCATGTTTTCATAATGGTTTTTAGCTTGAGCATAAGGATTTTTAACACCAGCATACGGGTTTGTTATAGGCATGTTTTCGTATTTTTTCATACGCTGCTTAAGCTTTTTTTGAGCTTTCTTCTCTTTTTTCTTAGCCTTTCTTCTTCCAAAAAGTCCAGATATAGCTTTAGCAGCGCCAATACCTACCGCTACAGCACCTAATACTGGAAGAATTTTTAAAGGTGAATTTTTATTTGCCATTATATTTTTGTATATATTAATTATACCTGTATATTATTACACTTTTTAGTGCTTATTTACTGCTTTCAGATATACCTGCGTTAACCTGAAATATCTCTACTTTACTCGTAGAGTCGTTGACTAACTTGACCTCTGCATAGTATCCTACCAAAGAAGATGAGTTAGCTGTATTGTCTTTGCTAAAAAACAAAAAGTCTGTAGTAGCAGGTAGAGGTATGTTATCATCGTGATCAACAATAATTGTTCCTCCAGTAGCTGTTCTGTTTACAGCTGTGACTAAACCCATTTTGTTCATACCACTATAACCATTGCTAGCTTGTCTTTGACCAGCAGAAAAAGCCCATTGAGTATAATATACTGTATCACCAACCTGTACAGATCGATTTATTTCATGATTAAACGTTAATGTTACTGATATTATCGCCATATATTAAAAGCTGTGATCGTGAGCAGCTGTTAGTAGTGAAGCCTTTGTGCTACCAAACAAAATCATGTTTGCAGTTTCGTTTTCACTTGTACCAGTATACTTACAGGTTAATGTTATTGTTTCTTGTATCGTGCCTCCAGATCCAGTTGTTGCAAAAGCAAACTCAAAGTCATAATCACCCCTTGTTGAAGAGTTTACAGCAGCTAAGTGTTTTTTCTCTGAATTTAAAAATTCTGCGCTACCTACAAACCCAGCAGCCGTGCCACCTGGTAAATTTCCAGCATGAGCAAATCTAAAACCTTGCGCAGTTTTCATACTAACAGTAAATATAGTTTCTTCACTAGTACCTAGATCCGCACCATTTACTATAAAGCTAGATTGAGGGAAAGAATCTCTACCTGTTTGGAAGTTGTTGTTGGTAACATTTGTAGTAATAGCATATTTACTAGAAGTAGCAGCCATCTCTATAAAGTCTTTTGTGTTACCAGTTGGATCACTACCGTCAAACGAAGCTTTCATAACAGCGGTGTTAGTTATTAGTGGCGTACCCATAGCTGTAACTTTTACACTACTAGTACCAACTGCAGCCGTAGAGTTAGAAGTACCATCTACGTTTATTTCTATTGTAACATCGTCTTCAATAGTAAATGAGTTAAAAGCAAAATCAAACTGTACGCCTAGATTTTTTGCCATATTAGAACATATTATCTGAGATACCTTAGCGCCACCATCAAAACCAGTATCACCGTCGTTGTATATAGCTTGTCCGTTAACAAGTGTCGGATCATCTACGTTGGCTACTTTTACTATATCGTCTTCTACAAAAGTAAAACCTTCATCAGGTATCATTAACACTGTAGCGTTTAAATCTTGTAAATTAGTACCACTAGGTACTGTTTGCTGGTGTTCAACTACAGTAACGCCACTGCCAGCATCTGTGCCGTTATCAGCTTTATGAATTATATTTACTGTAACCTTGTGTCTAGTTAAACTAGTTATTGTTTCATCTACAGAAGGATCTTCTGTCCTTAACGATGATCCAGATGGAAAACTATTTTGAGGTGTAGAAAGCATTGTGTAATTACTCCAGAAAGCGTTTTCATAAACCCACTTCATCACAGCTTCAGAGGTGTTAATACCTACCGCAGGGCATGTGTGTTTTATAACAACTTTACCTTGTATACAGTTACCAGCACTATCAAAAGCTGTTTCTTCCCAGAATATTTTGTAAATAGACCCGTCAGCCGTAGTTATACCATAAGGATATGGATACAACGGTGAGAAAGCATTAGTCATTGGTAAGCCACCAAATTGATTTAAAATTGCTGCACCCTGCAAGTTAGGTGGATCAGCTACAATCATAGGTAAAAACAAACTCTTTATCCAAGCATCAGCCAAAGTAGTGGCACCTGGGAAAGAAGATCCAACGGCTGGTATAAAGTGACCAGGTGTTGCGTCTACAAAAAAGCTACAAACTTCTATTTCTTGACCAATAGGAGCTAAACCAGATATATTATACGCTCTAACAGTAGAGCCACCTAATAAAGATGGTACTATGTTTGGACCATTAGCTAAAAATATAGCGCCAGGCGTAAAAGAAGAAGGAACTACTGGATTAGTAAACGTATAAGGCGTAAAACCTAAATTACCAGTATAATTGTCAAAAGGTGCAAACTCTAATCGCAATTGAAACTTAGCGGTAGCAGGTGTTGTTGATACGCTAGATATAGGAACGTTAAACGATTGATTAGACGTATAAGTAGCTGATGAGTATGTCACTGTTACAGTAGCAACACCACCAGATATAGAAGTATTAGCACTAGCTACACCAGTAGGTAAAGTACCTAGAGTTATAGCTGTTACTGAGTTACCACTTGTAGGATTAACAGTGAAAGACTGTGTTCCAGGTGATGAACTAAAGTTAGAACCTGACTGAATATTAGACTGTACATTAGGAGTTACAGTAGCATTAGTAACAGAGCTACTAGATGTAACAGTTGACGTTATAAATAGACCAACATTTGTACCACTAGAAGATACACCTCCAGCAGCAGGGCCTAAGCCTTGAACAGAAAACTCATGTGAGTCTACATTACCTTGTCCACCACCACCACCTTGAGCATTAGTAAATGTAGTAGCTTCTCCAATTATATTGTTAAACCACTTACCTTCTTTTTCTCTAAACTCTAAAACTTCACCAGTTTGTTGATCAGTAATAATAGATTCTACGTGCCAACCATTATAAGCATCGTCATTATAATACTCTTGATCTGAAAACACTAACGTAACACCACTACCAATAGATAAAGCTTGGCTTAGTGTTAAACCTGTACCAGCAGCATTAATAGCTGTAACAGTAACAGGATTAGCTTGAGGTGTTTGATCAAACGAAGAATCTGTACTAGTTACCATTTGACCAACTGTTAAACCAGTGACGGTAGCAGAAAGTGTAACAGAAGTGCTATTAGATGTTGTACCAGTAGTTGTACCTGTTCTATGATTAGCTAGCACTTTTGCTTGCGTGCCTTCATAGCTCATAGTTTTAAAGCTTTTAATAACAGCAGGTGCGTCATTAAATATAGGTGTTATAGTACTGCAGTATTGAACACCGTAAAAGTTGTTTCTAGTAATACTAGCGCCAGCTAAGTCGTTGTCAGCGTGAAGGAACATATCACCTTGCTTAAACGTATAATATTGATTATTTAAAGAAACACTAAACTCAGGTATATAAGATCTAAAACTAACCCAAGAGTTTGTTTTTTCATTAAAAGATACTGTTGTAACTCTTTTTGTAACATCTACTGTAGCGTCACCATCAGTATCATCTTCACCTAATTTATTGTGTATTGTTAAATCATATTCGCCTTTTCTATCGTTAAACCCACCGTAAAGCCCTACAGCTGACTTAAGCTCGTCAGCAAAGTAATCGTGCATACCTATGTCTGATATTACAGTAATACCGTCTCTAGATAATCTACAAACAGAACCTCTATCTCTATCTGCAAAGTAACATCTGTATTCATCGCTAGCAAATGACTCTGGGTTTCTTGATATACCATGATCACCAGCAAAAGGTATCGCTTGGCCTAATACCATTTTAGTCGATGTTACATTTGTATTACCATCAGCGTTAAATAAAGCGTCTTTGTTAGATAACACTTTTAATACTTTGTTTTCACAAAAAGCTAATATATCTGTGTTTCTAGTAAATGTTTTTTGTATACTACCATACTCTGGATTTAAATCTTTTGTAATACCTTTGGCTGTTATAAACTGATTTAAATTATTAACACCAGTCTTAGAATTATATAAGCCAGAGAATATCATACCGTGCTTTCTCTCTTCCTCTTTGTAGTCTGTTGAGAAAGTAGACACTCTAACACCGTTATCTAATCTAGGCGCGTTAAAATCATCTAGTACTCTGTCTGACTCAACACCGTTACCGTAAGACCAGCAGTTGTACCATGGTAACAAATGTTCAGCACTAACACACTCGCTCACAACTTCTATTGTATCTGTGTTTATGTAGCTTTGATTTTGTCTATTTTCTATCTCACATATTTGCGCACTACCAGTATTTAAACCAGCGTTTAATTGAACTTCAGCTACCACGCCAGTAGCTGTTTTAAACTGCATACCTATTCTACCTAAACTTGGTCTTTCATCGTTACCGTTAAATATTTGAAGAGTACTTTTAGAACCATCAGGTCTAACAACGTGTAAACTACCAAACTTAGCAAAAGAGCCTGTTAAATTTAAAACAGGGCTTGTAGTATTAAAGTTACCAGCGTAATTATCTGGAACAAAACCAACTGGTGAAACAGTATCTAAGTAATAACCTTGATCAGTGTTAGAGTATTGAGGAAAAAATGTTCCTGCTAAATAACCTTTTGAAACTGGTACAGCGGTACCATTGTACGAATTCATTGGAAATGGTAAGTTAGGTACACCAAAGTTTACAACTCTATCTAACTGTATTTGTTGTACTCCACCTTTTTTACTAGAACCTTTTATATTTTTAACTATAGCATATAAGTCTTCAAAATATCCTTTTTGCTTACCTTGATACAGCTTCATTGTGGTTGAAGGTATACTACCAGTACCATGACCATTGTTAACGGTAACAGGACCATGACTAAACGTTGGTTGAGTTAAATCAGCTACATCAGAGTTATAACCTACTCTATATCCATATATTCTATCACCAACATTTATATGACTTTCTATATTGTCTTCATTTAGTTCAACTGGGTAAGTTCTAGGTATTTCGTAAAATATATCTAAATCTAAGTCTTTATCTGGTTTAGTTTCAAAAACCACACCATCATAAGAAATACCTACAGTGTGAGCTATAGGTGGGCTTACCGTGAAATCTATAGACTCTTCTACAGGATTAAACGATAAAGACCTAAGTAGTTTACCATCAGCTTTTATTTTAACATAAAACTTATCTCTAGTATCTGTAATGCCATTCATAGAAGGAACAGGTACTCTTTCAGGTGCATTAGTAGTAGCGTTTGCTTTGTACTCTGGATTTACTATTGTTGGTATTTCGTTTGATATTTCTAATACCTTGTAAGGCTCGTAATCAGATATATTATTATCTTGACCTAATACTTTTATACCAGAACCTCTACCGTGCTTTAAATATAAAAAAGTATCATCTTGTATTTTGTTTCTATCTTCAGAGTGAAAAGCAACGTAATATTCTGTAACCTGTGTTGCAGAAGTTTTAACAGGATAAAACTTATAAGCAGTTACATTGTAATATTCGTTAGAAGTTTCTTTTATGTAAAATCTATAGTCAGTAGCCCAGTGTGGAAAATTACCATATACATTAGTATCAAAACTAACACTAAGCTTTTTACTTAAATGTGCTTCGTGAAAAGGAGTTGTAAAAGTACTTTCAGGTGCTAACACTACAGGCGACTGTCTACCAAATCTATCTAAATACACAACACCCAAAGTGTATGTACGACCAGATTTAACAGATGGATTAGGCATACCATATTCTTGATTGGTACCAAAGTGTTTATACGCTTGAGTTTTAGCACCGTTAAAAAGTCTACTAGTTTCCTTTCTCCAACCAATAACAAATCTAGGTTTTACGTCATTACCGTTTTTATCTACTAAATCATAGTTTTGAGTATAATTACTATATATTATTCTGTTAGCAGATATACATTGTGTTTTAGCTTTTCTAGGAACGTTATCAAACGGTCTTAGTATTTGATCTGAAGGTATTGTACTTCCAAACTTTTCACCAACTAATCTAAATACACCTCTAGTATTACCATAACTTTTATTAGGAAAACTTGTATGTGTAAATGGCGCTGAGTTTACAGAGCCAAAACCAGGAAGATTTGCACTAACTGGTCCAACTCTATTAGGATGCATAGGGTGACCCGCTGCGTTTTCACCAAATATAGTCTTTAAATATTTACCATCATCGTCTTTCCAAGCATTAGAATTTTTCTTAATAGTTTTTAGTAAGTATATATTTTCTATACCGTCAAACTTACAAACTATATCTATAGCCTCTACATCGTGTGGAGTTTCTGGATCTATAAAGTCTTTTATTCTTAAATCTCTAATATCATTTTCCATTGCTTTTTCCGTACCACTCTCAGCATCAAACATTATTCTTGTTTTAGGCAAGAAAGCAGGCATTGAAAAAGGAGAGAAAGCAGACTTCTGACCATCGTCATATCTATATCTTGTAGCTATTCTAGGAAACTTCTTACGGTACATAGGCTCTTCAGACTCTACTAAGTCTGCATGCCAGTATTCAACACCTTTTTTAGCACCAAAATTTTGACTGTTATTTAAAGATTTACTCTTTTCTATTAACTGTACATCAACAGCTACAACATGAGACCAGTCTACTTTTTCTACAAAAGGCGTTCCAGATGTACTAGTTCCTCTATTAAATGTTCTAACTGGTTTTACAGAAAAGTTTATAACATCACCACTAACTAAAGATGTTTTTATATTTTTCGAAAGACTAACAATTGTATTACCAGTGCTATGGTCTACACCAAAAACATAGGTATCGTAGTCTATATTATCATCAGCTGCTCCAGCTGCGTCTACACATAAAACTTTTTGACCTTTTTCTATTAAACGATTTACACCGTTCATAGTTATTTGATTTTGACCAGCAGAAGCTCCAGTAGTTAACGTTCCAGCTGTAACTATACCATTACCAGTACCAGCTGTAGAGCCATTACCATCAAGTGGTCCACTATGATGTACGTTTATAATTTGAACAATACACCATCTAGAAGAAGTTTGCGATCCACTACCAGCGTCGTTTAAATTTGATGTAACACCGCCGTATTTAGTTGGATTATCAACAGCTGGAAAAGACCATAGTTTCAACTTGTCTCCACGTCTCCAAGAGTGATTTCTAATATCATTATCTTTTTCTGTTTGATGAGGATAAAACCCAGGATATAATAATTCGTTGTTTATATTTCTTCTAACTTGTAATCTTACTGTTCTTGGTCGGTTTTGAAAATCAGTATTACTAGTAACATTTTTTGGCACAATTTCACTACCTCTAGACAAAGCACCTATAAAGTCTCCGTTACCAGAAGGCTCAAAGCTATCATCAGGAGCTGTTTGACCAGCCGGTGTGGTTCCGCTCATACTAGGTCCAATATTACTCAAATTGGTAGTAGGATCATAAGTATCAGTAGGATTAGCGTTATAGTTATCTTGAACTCGAATATCTGCAGATGTACCTTGTGGATATACAGTACTGTTTCTTTTCCACTCAGAAAAATGCCTAGCTTCTCCATATTGATCTCCACCCATAATAGCTTGTAGAGGATCTAAATAAACAAAGGGTACACCAGGTGTTTTAGCTTGCAAGCCGATAGCGTGTGTTGGTCCTATTCTTCTACTTCTTTTCATTTCAAGCTTAGGAGGATTTTTAGGAGCTCTTCTAATAACCGTAATATCTTCTAAAACATAAGGTCTTATTTTGTTTTGTTTTAACACACCGTATTTCTGATCAGCACTACCAAACTCTTCGCTAATGTTAGCGTTGTAAATCATTTTAGTAGTGTAGTAAAAGTTAGGTCCATAGCTAACACTAAACTGTTGACCTACACCTTGTATTGGTATTTGAGTAGCGTAATTAGAGCCCCATTTACCTTTAGCTATATCTATTCTTTTAGGTTCTGTTCTTCCATCAGTATAGTATATGATACCATCAACAATATCAATACTGTTTATTTTGTTTGCTCCTGGTGTTGGATTATCTATAACTGTTTCTGTACCAGGACAGTCTGTTTGTGTATATTCGTATTTATCACCAGTAACAAAATCTAATAGTTTTTCCTTGCTAAACTCTAATACAACACCATCAGTAATATTCTGTTGTGTTATTTCACATGGCTTATCTAGTCTAATAGTTATCTTAGGTGTGCTAACACCACCAACAACATCACTACTAAATGTAATATCTTCGATATGTACTTTACCTAAAGGAGTATTGCTTAACGCAACCCCAGAAGGATTTAAAGCTGTTTCCCATATATTTGTTCCATCTGGCAGCAATGCTTTAACCTCCATGCCAATCTCCATGCCGTTAGCGTAGTTCATGTTACTAGACGAAGTAACAGCCGTAGTAGCTGAGTTAGTTGTTGTTACCTCTATATCAGTAAACTTTTGCCCAATCGGAACTTCTTGACCATGTTCAAATTTCGCAAGTGGTGCTCTTCTAACCGTGTGCACGTCTACAAAGACAGCTTGCATTTTATCTGTTTGCACATTAGCTATTGTTGTAGAGTTTTCAGGTTCTATTTCTACAATAGCATCTGCTCTAGCTCCAACTAAAACAGCGTTTGAAAAAGTTAATCTATCAGCAGCTGCAACCGTACTGTTTGGAGTTTTCGATAAAGTGAGTGTAGTACCACTAATAGCAGCTACCGTCGTACCGTAAGCTATACTACTAGCATTAGTACCATTAGCAACATGTTGCCCAACCGCTATATTAGCATTAGCAGAATCTAAAATAATTGTTATGGTTGTTGAATTTGAAGCTACGTTTTGATTAGCTACTACGCCACCCACAGCTGCTTCAGCATCAGTAAATAAAGCGTTAGCTAAAAATTGATATATTTTATCTGTTTGATTGTCTACTACAGCACCAACAGTTTCACATTGCTCGTGGAAAGTACTACCGTTAAAAGCACCTTGATTTGTTGGAGTGTAAAATTGAAAGTTTTTGTAAAGATCATATACTGTTTGTGCTTTAGCGCTATCATCGTCCCAGTCTAAAGCAGTAAAAGCATTTTGTATTTGCGTAGGAGTTACAGTGTTAGTATTAACAGCTATAGGTATAGTAGTGTTGTTATTTTGTGCTAGCTCGTTCCAGAAAGGTTCTTGAACTTTAATACCACCTATAGATGTATTACCAGGTAAATTTCTAGCAGTACCTATTTCAGCATCTTCAGCAGTAGATACTTCTATATTTAAAGCATCTCTATATTCACCATTAGGTACAAGTCTTTCGTCGAGGTCTTTGTTCATACGACCTCTCATAAAATTTCTAGTTAATTCAGCCACGCTTTAGTGTTTTATATGTTTAGATTTACCTCTTAATATTTGAGTAATCTCTTCTAATTTAATATTTGACAACCTAAGCTTTGCTTTTCTTTTTGTTGCAAAAGCTTCTCTTTTAAACCTCGCAATCATATATTCTGGCACGTTTGCTTTTGTAGACAGTATAGCGTATGCTATTTGCTTATACATAGCTTCTTCAGCAAACTTGTGTACTTTCATTTCAGCGTCAGTTCCTAAGCTGTCACTTATGTACTTTAGTATCACAGTATTTCCGCTAACATTAGAGCTAAAATGTATTCTTCCTTTGTTTTCGTTTATATAAAAAGATCCGTTAGTTTGAGCAAACTGAGGATCAATACCATATCTACCACCAACTAAATCATCATATTCATCACTATCGTAGTCGTTTATACTAGCGTCACCAACAGTACCATCGTTATAAAGATCCCAGGTGTTAGATTGATCTTGTAGGTCTACAGCGCCGTCAGCATTATCATCTATAAAGTTTTCGTTACCTATAGAACCAGTTTGTTTAGGAGCTGTAGGATCACTAGTGTAAGATGTAGGATATAATACTTGATGTATACCATTAGTATCAATTTTTACTATTTTTACATAGTTAACATAATCTTGTGGTAAAGTCATTGTTAAAGTTGCAGGAACTTCTATTTCCCAAGATTTAGTACATTTAAAAACATCAAAGCTAAACTCTTGTAAAGCTCTTTGTGCGTGAAAAGCTACATCTGTTCTTTTTATTTTAGATATTATTTTTTCCTCACCAACATAAGCTATTATAAATTGATTTATAATATGCTCTAGCGATGTAAATTGATAATCACCATGATCTGAACCAGAGTAGTACGAGGCTTGTGTTGCTGTAATTAATCCCATTTATTATACCTTTTCTTGTTGTATTTTTTGTATATCTTTACTTCCAGCTACTTGTATTAAACCTGGATCTGCTAAAACAATACCAGCTAATTCTAGTATTTTATATATTAAAGTGTTTTCTTCTGATGGATGCAGAGTGAAGTCAACGCTGTTTGACGGATCCCAAAGCGGATATTCGTTACCACCGCTAGAGCTTGGTATCAATACATAGCCCCAATAAACCTCTGCGGGTTTAGCTACATAGTTAACAGTTACATTACTTGTTGAATAAGCGCCACTAGGATTTGTAGCAGGAAATAACTTTATAACAGTATTAGATTTTCTAACGTATACAGGTCTAACTCCAACGGGCGCAGCTATTGCTGTTCTTTCCATGTAGTGTAAATCGTTCTTTTCAACTCTTTCAACTTCTACATCATAAGCACCACCTACAGCGTAAAATACAGTTCCAAGCTTATGAACGTCTGTTGGTAGTGTAGCTTCATTTGTACTAGCTATAGCTGTAACAGCTACTTTGAATTTTTCAAATGGTGATATTTTTTCAGCTAAAATATCTATTAAATCAGAGTATTCAGTAGCGTTACCAGCTTTTTGATCGTTCCACTGTTTTATATCGTAAAAGTATTGCTCAAATATAATATCTTGAGCTTGATTAGCAAGTAAGTTAAACTCTAAAGGTGTTATATAACCTCTTTGTTCTTTATTAGCGAGCGCTAAAACTTTTTGATATACTGAATCTACACTTATTGCCATTTATATATGTTTTTATAGTTAAGCAACCACCCTGTAATAGAGTGGCTGCTCTACTATAGTATAGTTACGCGTTTAAACGTTTTTCTATGTTGGAGTAAATCTCCATACCTTCATCTGTTTTAAACCAAGCGGCTAAAGCAGAATATGGGTGTTCATCAAATGGTACTGTCATAATTTTTCTATCATTTGATCCCCACATAAAGTTACGTTGATCATTTGATAATTTAATTATACCAGCTTCTGTAGCTTTGATACCAAAGTTTCTAAGTTGTACGTTATCGTCTGTAGTTAATTCTAAGAACAGCTTAGGATTTTTCTTAGCAAATAGTAGTAAATCTCTTCTAAGTTCTTTAGAACTCATCTGATTAACTCTAGATCCTATTTCTACTCTCATTATAGCTTCAGCCATATCAATATCCATTGATCTTGCTATAGTTAAAGCTTCAACTTCAAACTCTAACCAGTCTAGCTGAGTTTCAGCTTCTCTAACCGGTTTGTATTCGTAAAACAACTTATCTCTATGCGGATGGTATAAAGATAATAGCTTTTGTAAAACAGTTTCTTCTTTTGGAACAAACAAAGCCCCACTTCTAAAAATAATATGAGACAGTCTTTGATCACCTTTCATCTCATCTACAAAAACTGTTTGCTGGTTTTGACAATACTTTAATTCTCTTTGAACTTGTTTATCTTTGTCAAACCAATATATACCTGCAGCTTTTACTGATCTAGACAAAGGTTTATTATTACCTTTTAAATAATAAACTCTATCTTTCACTTCCCACTCAGGTTTTTTTGGTTGTGGCTTAGCTACTGGTTTAGGAGCTGGAGCCACTGGTTGTTCTATTACAACCGTATCTTCTACTTGAGGAGCTACCTCAACTTTTTTAGCTGTTTGTTTTTTTGCCATAATATAATATAATAAAAATTAAAAAAAAGATCGAGGACCGAAGTCCTCGACCTAATAATATTGCTTACTTCATTAACATGAAGTTGTTAGCACCTTGAGTAACCAAACATCTTTCAGAAAGCATGTGGATTTGCATTGCATCTAAAGCAGATGTAGCAGCACCAACTGAACCAGTAGTCCAAGTTTTCATTTTTCTGTTGTCAGTTTGAGAAGATCTGTATCTAACGTGTAAGAACGGACGCTTAAGGTTTTTACCTAGCATTTGGTCATACACAGTAGAAGTTCCAGCTGGAATAAAGACACCTCTAATCGCGTTAGCTCCAGCAGTAGCGTTAACACCACCACGAGTAGCTTTGTCGTTTAAGTATCTGAAGTCAGACTTATAGAAGTCGTAAGAACCTCTTCGGAAACCAGAGAAACCTAAGTTTAAAGCCATATCTTCTGAATTGTTGAATACTCCGTAAGAAGTACCACCAGCTCCGTAAGAATTCATTGAAGCTAGCATGTCATCAATAGCTAAAGAAGTACCTCTGTTTACAAACATCATGTATTCTTCAATAGCACCTTGAGAATCAAACTCAGCTAAAATAGCATCGAACTCAGCTAAATCAGTAGCAGCATTAACACCAGTTACACCAGTAGTAATATTACCTCTGTCTTCGATAGCAGCGAATAAACCTTCAGTACCAAAGTTTGTGTCAGTATCAGAAGCAGCTATACCACCATTATCAATTTGAGAAGTACCTGTTACACCTTTAACAGACTCAAGCATTGACATTTCTAAGTAATCAGTAAAACGAGCTCTAGTATCAGACTCAGCTTTTAAGTACCATAAGTAACCTGATTGTCCTTCTTCACCAGAAATCTCAACCCAACCAATACGAGCTGTATCAGAACCTGATACTTCGTAGTAGTCTTTCATGATAATTGGCTTGTTGCTGAACGACTTGAACTGTGGCTCATTAGCTCCTCTTGACTCTTGAGCTGCACCACCAGCACCACCAGCACTATAAGAAACTCCTTTCTTGTAGTCAGAACCATAAACAAGTAATGTAACCGCTTGCGCAGTACCATTAGTGCTTAAACCAGCTTGCTCATACGGAGCTAAATCTAGTACATTGTTAGCCACAGTTACAACTAAACATTTAACAACTCCGTTAACAGAGTCAGAAATAATAACTGTATCGTTAACTCTAACACCATGCTGATTGTTAGTACCAGCTAAAGCAACACCATCGATGTTGTGTGTTAATGTCATTTGAGGAAGAGCAGCACCACCAGTTGGTGTAATACCACCGTTAGTAGCTAATGTTCCTCTGTATGATAGATGTAATCTACCTTGTTCAGACCATACAACTTGATCAGCTGCCATAGCCTCTTCAGCTCCAACTTGTGATAAGAAACCTGAAATAGTTCTTGGTCCGAAAACCTCAGCTTCTTTCTCCATTAGATCTGGTAAATATTGCTGTGCCCAGTCATTTGCACCGGACGTAAAATCTAGGAAGTTTGTAGATAACGCTTGCTGATGTACAGCTGGTACGCTATTCAAATTTCCTCCTGCAGTAATTGCCATAATAAAAAGTTTTTAAATTATTAATTTTTGTTTTTAATTTTAAATTTGAACTGAGGACCATCATCATTAAGAACTCTAACCGATGGACCACTTTGTTGAGGTTCACTCAACTCTTGTCTAGGTGTCATATCGATATTTTTAGAATTAGCAACACTATTTTTCATAGCATCAGCTCTTCCTTGTTCGTAAAAATGATTTGCTATAGCGTCTGCATTCATAGCTGTAAATAAACCTTTGTGATAATCACCTTCGTTAGACATCATACCGTTTTCATCTAGAAACTTTCCGATAAAATTATCAATATCAGTCTGTTCTTTTTTAACTTTATTTACATCTTGAACATTATACCTAAATCTTTTGTCGCCGATGTTATATTCAAAACCTTTGAATTGATCGCCGAAAAACCTATTAGTTTTCGTGTGGAAATCATTTGTAATCTGTTCGCTTCGCTTAGCAATTTCCTGTTGTTCATTGTAGAAATTAAGTGCCTCTTGTTGCTCACTCGTAAGCTTTGAGCCAGCTTTAATTTCTTCGTAGTATTTGGACTTTAACCCGTCCAGGTGGTTTCTAGCATCGGCAACTTGCTCTTTTAATGCTAGCTTTTTTCTTCGTATTTCTTTTTCAGTATGCTCTTCTTCGTCATAAGCAAACTGATCTTCCATTAAGAAGTTTATTTCTTCATTTGTAAGATGAGGTTTTGTTTGTTTGTAATATTCGTGTAGTAAATCATCATTATCTAATTTACTGTAATCTTGATTAAGTTTTACATAGTCATTTAAATTACCACCAGTATCAGCCATAAAATCCATAAGCTTTGTTATACCTTCTGGTAATTCTTGTCCTGTAGCTTCAGCTACTTCAACAGCTTGCTCTATTTTTTCAGCAACCTTTTGTACTTTTTCTTCGTGTGTTACCTCTTCTACAACTGGTGTTTCTTTTACCTCTTCTTTTACTTCTTCAACCTTTGGCTCTTCAGCTTTAGGTTCTTCTTTTTTAGATAAATCAACTTTTACTATATCTGGTTTATCTACAATCTCAGGCTTCTTTTTCATTTTAGCCTGTACTTTTGTAACATCACCTTTAGGTTCTTTACCTTCTGGTGCTTTAGTGTTTTCAGTAGTTTTATCCACTACTTCTTTAATCACTTCTTTTTCTTCTTTTTTAGTTTCTTTTTTTGCCATGATAAAATATTATAAAATTATAAGTTAAAAATTATATAGAATCAAAATCTCCTAATTGAGACTCATTAGTCATACTACCTGTTCTTTCAAAGTTTTTAGGAGGTGTTTGATTATTTCTTTGATCTATTAATTCAGACTGTTGCGTTGCCTGTATTCTAGTTCTTTGATCTTTACGATCTTCTCTGTTTTTCTCAGCGTTACCAGCTTGTTGCATATCCATTTGTTTTAACTGCATTGCAAACTGATGTTCCATTTGCATTAGTTGTTTTTTGATTTGAGCTTCTTGCGCTAATATCTGAGATTTACCATCTGTTTTTAATGACTCAAGTTTCATTTGAGTATCAAGCATAGATTTATTTTTCTTTGTTTCTGCTTCAGCTGATGCTCTAGCTGCTTCTGCTTGAGCTTCACCCTGAGCTCTGGTTTGTTCTAGTTGGTTTTGTTGATCTGCTTCAGCTTTCTTTTTTCTACGTAACTTAAGAAGTTGATTTGCAAGTTTTACGTTTTTAATAGCTCTTAGATCGATAGCATCCTCTAACTCTATGCTTTGTTGTTGTAAAGCAGACTGTATGTTATTTTCTAACATTTGTTTTTCTTCTTCGTCTGGCTCTAATTCTAAAAATATACCAAAGTCATATAAATGTAAGTTAGCCATTTCTTCTAACGTAGCTACGTTGTGAACACCTATTGACTCTATAAAAGCATCTTTTGTAGGTGAATACTCTACAATGTCAGATATTCTAAGTGATAATTGTTCAGCAACCTCCGTAGTTAAAAACATACCACTTTGTAATATATGTCTTGTGGCTGTGTTACTATTTGCCGCAGCTAACTTCTGTACTCCAACTAAAGATCTTTCTGCAGGTGTAGAACCATCACTAGCCTCGTTTAATCCGGTTACATCACGAATCATTTGTAAATAATAGTTATAGTTACCAACTAAAGATTGTAGTTTGTTACCACCCGGACCATTTTGTATTTCTTGTATTGGCATTTTACCAGGGTTGCCATCACCATCCTGCGTGTATGATCTACCAACTATAGAACCAGTTTGAAAGAACATGTTTAAAGCTTCTTGTGGATTGTAATTTGTACCGTTACCTAAATCAACTTCAGCCAAACCATCAACGTCTAAGAAAACACCATCAGGTGTTATTCTTGATAATACTTGTTGTATTTTAAGATGTGTTAGTTGTATCATATCAGCAAAACCTGTTATACGACTAACTAAAGAATTTATTCTACCCTCATACATTCTAGGAGCTGTTATAGCGTAGTTCATTTTAACCTTAGTGTAATCACTTTTAGGTCTCATCATATTTCTAGCTTTCTCCCACTTTATAAGTTTGTCAGTACCTAGTATTAAAGCTCCTTCAAATAAAACCTCTACAGATTTAGCTAACTTTTCATAAGTACCATTCATTGATTTAGGTGGATTAAAACTATCATCTTTTTCTATAACCTTCTCTCCACCACTAGACATTTGTTTTAACTTAAACACTTCGTTCATGTATGTTTTGTAGTTAAAATACAATACATCTATTTTGTTATTATCACTATCAGATATACTTCTATGTGAACCGTACATTTGTGAAAAAGTACCTCTGCTTTTCTTAGATATTTCTTTTAATTCTTTTTCGTCTAAATAAGGAAATTGTTTTACAAGCTCGTTTATTGGTATAGACTTTACTTCGCCAACATAGTATATGTCTTCAAAATAAGGTGATTCAGAATATGAATAAACTAGATTAGCAGGATCAACATAATCTATTGTAACACCTTCAGATGTATTGAAACAAGTTTTAACAGCACCAATACCACAAACAGTTAAATCTTGATAAAACCTTCTTTTTATTAAATCAAATCTATTACCTTTCATTAAGGTTTTTATAGCTTGTTCTTCAGCTATTTCAATACCTTGTTTATATGATAACTGCATGTGAAGATTCATTTCTTCTTCACTTGTTGGTAGTTTTTCCTCTGGATTATCTTGAACAAATATACCAAAGTTTTCAGAACAAAACTCGTTAAACTCTTTTAACTTCATATCTTTTTCTATTGAAGCCATGTAGTCTGTTCTTCTTAAAACACCATTAGGATCTTGTGACGTTGCTTTTATTTCATACAATCTTTCAGCTATACCATTTACAACTATATCAACAAACTTAGGTATAATAGGTACTGGTGTCCAGTCTAAATTTAAATAAGATAAATCACCATTAATAGATAATTCATCTTTGTATTTTTGTACAGACTGCTCTCCTCTAGCGTATAATCTTAGCTCGTGAAACCTTCTATAATTACCGCTCCATCTAGACTGTGTATTGCCTCTAGATCTATCAAACCATTCGTGCTGTATTGCTTTGGCTACTTTTAAACCGTAGTCGTAACTGATTTTTTCTAAATCACTAACAACCTGGCTAGGAAAATGTCTATTATATATTGTTTCAGCCATATTAATTCTTAATTATTCTACTCATATTGCCTTGATTACTATATTTAGCAAAACTTATGTTGAGCGGTTCTTTTTCAATTTTAGCGTTTGGCGTGTAAAGATGTTTGTTACAAGCCATTATGGCTAAACCACTACTTATCGTTGCGTCAAACTTCGTTCTTTTTGTTATATCAAATCTAGCCCAGTCGTTTAATGTCTTATTAAAATACATATTACCGATCTCGCCACCATCCATGAAACCTACTTTACCTTGTATGTACATTTCAATCGCTGCTGCGTGAGCTTGTTTTATGTCTTCGCTTGAATTAGGTATACCACCTACTTCTTTTTCTGCTACAGATAGTTTGTTCCAAACTCTATCAGGTCTATTCATACTGTAACCTCTGTAACCTCTTCTTCTTAGATAATATAATAATCTAGGTTTGTTATTCTCCGCCAGCATTGGCATACCATAAAAAACCAAAGCCATTAAAACATCTTCAAAAAATATCTCAGCTGTTGCTGGTCTAGCTATATATTCTAAAAAAAACTGACTAGATGGTACTTCCTCCATGCTAAACTTTGTTAATCCATGTAAAGCTCCTTTCGATCCTTTACCATCTACAGTTCCTGATATATCGTATGAGTCACAACCAAAAGCACCTAGTAGTTCGTTACCAGGATACCTAATGCCGTTTTTCATTATTATTCTGTTTTGTAGGTGTTGAGGTGGTACCCAACTTACAGCAAACCTACCTTTTGGATCTGGATAAAAAACAACCTGTGTATCTTTTATACCACTAGCCCATTGAAAATTACCAGTTGTAATTCCTAACGTTCTAGACATTTCTTCGTTGTAATCTATCTGTTCATATATTTTAACTAGATTAAATATACTTCCTATAGCTTCATCTCTAAAAGCGTGCTCAGTTGTTCTTGGAAACTGACGGTAAAATTCATTTAAAGCATCTTGATCAGATTTTAAACCATCAGCCTCGTTGTTCCAATGCTCAATTATACCAACGTCAATTAATTCACCATCTGGTCCGAGTACATCATTGTCTGGATTATCAAAGACTGGATGTCCGTATTCATCAATAAATCCTTCATAGTTCCATTCCATTGGGATAAAAAGAGAATATAAACCAGACTTTGTTTGTCCATTACGATTTCGCTTTGTAACGTCTGAATCATAATATAGTTTTTTAAAATTGTCTCCTCCTTTGTCAAGGGCGTTTGAAGTTGAGCCCATCATACACTTGCCTACTATTCTACTACCTAATCTAAGACAAGTTTTTGTAACCCTCCAGTTATTTAATATATTGTCAGGCCTTTCCCACTTACCACTTTCATCGTGTACTAGTAAGTTTAACTTTTCACCATCATAACTGTTGTCACCTGTATTTTTCCAATCTATAGTTGTATCTAACCCTTCTAGCTCTTCTATTGTTTCGTTTGAAGTTATTTTCTTTCTTGTAAACTTACTCGCGGGTACTCTATAAGCAAGCTCGGATTTAGGACGATCCATACCATCTTGAATAGGCTTAAAGAAAAAAGGATAATTAATACTAATAGGTACAACTTTGTCTGTAAACATTTTTTTTGCATCTGAACCTGTTTTTGATAATATACCATATCTACTATCACTTGCTAAAGTAGCTAAATTAACTGTTTCTGCGCTAGACATAAAAGAAAACCCACTACGTCTGTTTTTAAGATAACACATACCGTAGCATCTTTTATCTGCTTTACAAGCCTCCCAAAATATATAAAACAGTCTATTGGCTTCTCTAAAATCAGGAGCACCTACATCTATTTTGCTCCATTGTAAATACATGTAGTGAGCTCCGGTTATGTATATTGGTTTATTGTTATTTACAAACCAAAAACCTTCATCTCTTCTTTTAAACTCTTCGTTAATAAAATCAAACCACTTTTCTTTTTGTTCTTCTGGATAAGCTCTCCAGTCAAATATATTTTTAAGCTTACTTAGTTCTTTTGGATATTCTATTTTTTGCCACTTGTTTTCTTGCAGTCTATGTACTTGCACGGGCACAGGTGGTAAAGCAATTCGCAGGTTTTGTATTTCAAGTATTTCACCAATTTTACCAGTTTTTGATATAACGATAATATCATGTTCTTTATTGTATCCATATTTCCATTTTTTACCACGGTTTAAACGTGTTATTGTTGTTTTTTTTACAGGTTCTATAACCTTAACTAAATTTTGACTGTACATTACTTAGATCTACCTTCTGCGAATCCTTTAAAGACTTTTTTC